GTCGGGGACGCCGCCGACACGATGGGCCGCGCCGGTGCTGCGGTGGGCGCGCTGTTCATGGTGGGCCTGACCAGCGCGATCGACGCCAAGCACGCGAACGACAAGCTCGCCAACCAGCTCGGGCTGACGGAGGCGGAAGCAAAGCGTGCGGGAGAAGTCGCCGGCGACGTCTTCTCACAGGGCTTCGGCGAGTCGATGGACGACGTCAACGCCGCCATCAACGGCGTCGCCTCGAACCTGGGCGGCATGTCCAAGGTCAGCGACGACGAGCTCAAAGAGATGTCCAGCCAGGTGCTGGCCCTGTCGCAGACCTTTGATCAGGACCTGGGGCAGACCAGCCGCGCCATTGGCCAGTTGATGAAGACCGGGATGGCGTCGGACGCCACCGAGGCGCTCGACATCATCGCGGCCGGTCTCCGCAAGGGCGCCGACCAGGGCGGCGACTTCCTCGACACCCTCGTCGGCGGCGCCGACAACCTCAAGAGCTTCGGGTTCACCGGCGAGCAGGCCACAGGCCTGATCATCCAGGGCCTCAACGCGGGTGCCGAATCGGCCGAGTCGGTCACCGGCCTGTTCGAGGAGCTGGTGGGCAACGTGTCCGCCGGCGGCGAGGAGCTCGAGCAGACGTTCACAGACCTTGGCCTCAACGGCAAGCAGATGACGAAGGACCTCACGAGCGGCGGCCCCGAGGCCAACAAGGCCCTGGACCAGCTGCTCGACTCGATCCGCAAGCTCGAGGACCCGATCAAGCAGGACGCCATGATGGCCGCCCTGTTCGGCGAAGAGGGCGCGGCGATGCAGAACACGCTGCTCGCCATCGACCCGTCCGAGGCCACCAAGGCCTTGGGCGAGTTCGGCGGCGTCGCCAAGGACGTCACCGCCAACGCTGCCGAGTCGCAGACCCTCGAGGCGAGCTGGCGGCAGATCGCCACGACCGTGGGCGAGCTCCTCGCCCCGGCGCTGAAGACCGTGGCCCAGTTCATGGCCGAACACCCGGGACTGATGAAGATCCTGGTCCCGCTGGTGCTCGGCTTGGCCGTCGCCCTCGGTATCTTCGCGATCGCCACCTGGGCCGTGAACGCCGCGATGCTGGCCAACCCGATCACCTGGGTCATCCTTGGCATCGTCGCCCTGATCGCCGTCGTCGCCCTGATCATCATCAAGTGGGACGAGATCAAGGAGTCCACAAAGCTGGTCTGGGGCTACATCGTCGACAAGCTCGGTGAAGCCTGGGACTGGATGATCAGGAAGGCCACCGAGCTGTGGCTGTGGCTGTCCGGCATCTTCTCCGACGGCTGGAACTGGATCGTCCGCAACGTGTGGAACCCGGTGCGGGACTTCTTCACCAAGAAGATCCCCGGCTGGGTCTCCGACGGCATCGGCTGGATCCAGGACAAGTGGAACGACATGATCGGCTGGTTCGCCGGTATCCCCGGCCGCCTGGCCTCTGGCGCACGGGGCATGTGGGACTTCATCTCCAACGGTCTCAAGGGTGCCCTGAACGGGGCGATCGGCCTGGTGAACGACGGCATTTGGTTCATCAACAGCAAGCTGATCGGCAGCGCCAACATGATCCCCGGGGTGAACATCCCGTACATCCCGTACATCCCGTATTTGGCCGAAGGCGGCGTGGTCACCGCGCCGACGCTCGCCATGATCGGCGAGGGCGGGGAGCCAGAGGCCGTCACGCCGCTGTCCACGCTGGACGGCATGCTCCGCTCGGTCGCCCAACCGGTCCAGCAGGTCGGCCGGGAGCCGGCCGTGCTGGTCATCCGGGGCGACGGCAGCCCGGCGGCCGACTTCATCATCGAGTCCCTGCGCGTGAACACCCGCAACCGGGCCGGGGGCTCCATCGTCCGACTGATTGAGGAGGGCTGACCATGCCTCGCCTGCCCCCGCCCCGCACGACCAAGCTGTACTACGACGGGCAGTGGCACACGGCCCCGGTGCTCGAGCGGTCCGCGGTCACCATCAGCCGGGGCGTGTCCGCGGAGGGCTCTCGTGCGGAGCCGACCACGGGCAGCATGGTCCTCGACAACCGCTCCGGCGACTACAGCCCCCGCAACCCGAACAGTCCCCTGTACGGGAAGATCGGCCGCAACACGCCGATCCGCTTCTCCCTCGATGCGGGCGGCCCGCATCTGGACATGACCGCCGGTGGCATCCACTCGGTCTCGACCCCGGACTCTGCGGCCCTGGACGTCCTCGGCGACATCGACGTCCGCCTGGACGTGGCGCTGCTGGACTACGTCGACCCGCAGATGCTGGCCATCCGATGGGCCGCCGGCGGGCACCTGCACTGGGCGCTCGCCATGGGCGCCGCTGGGCAGCTCATCTTCTGGTGGTCACCGACCGGCCTCCCGGCCGCGCAGCGGTGGGCCGAGTCCACCATCCCGGTGCCCGCCTACCAGGGGCAGCGGCTGGTGCTGCGGGCCACGCTGGACGTCAACAACGGCTCCGGCGGTTGCGAGGTCCGGTTCTACACCTCCAACAACCTGAACGCGCAGATGTGGACTCCGCTCGGCGCCCCGGTCACCCCGACCGGGGCCGGCACCACCTCCCTGTTCAACGCGACCGCGCCGCTGTACATCGGGGACAACCAGGTCTCCATCACCCCGGACGGCACGTCGGGGCTCAGCCGCCTCGAGGGCCGGGTGTACGGGCTACAGGTGCGGAACGGGATTGCCGGCACCCTCAAGGTCGACGTCAACACCGCCGCGCAGGCCGACGCAGGGGACACCTCGTTCACCGACGCCACCGGACGGGTGTGGTCGGTGACCGGGACCGCGACCCTGTCCAACCGGCACATACGCATGGTGGGTGAGGTGCCGGCCTGGCCGCCCTCGCGGGACCTGTCCGGCAACGACCGCACGACCGCGATCTCCCCGGCCGGGATCATGCGCCGCCTCGGCGCCGGCAACAAGCCGCTCGACTCCGCGATGCTGCGCTTCATCCGCGTCAACGATCCAATCGAGTGCTGGCCGCTTACCGACGGGAAGCTCGCGACCCGCGGCGCGTCACTCCTCGGCGGGTCGCCGATGACTCCCCGCCTCGACTTCGGCAGCAAGGCGATGGAGTGGGGTGCGGGCACGCTCGCCGAGTGGATCGAGCCCGTCGCCCGGTTCCCTGCCGAAACCGATGGCGTCCTCCTCGGCTACGTGCCGAACAGTGCGGCCGCCGCGACGGGCTGGTCCGTGGACATGTTCTTCGCCGGGCTGGGCACCGAGCAGGACCTCCTCATCACCGACCGCGGCAACGGCGTGGTGGGGAACACCCGCCAGACCTGGTACCTGGCCTTCATCCTGGGCAGTGACGAGATCCGGCTGACCGGCTCGTCCGCTGACGACGTGAGCGGATCCTCCACGCTGCTGACCTCGATCACCTCCGCGGGCATCTTCGACGACGGAATGCACCACATCCGGCTCACGATCACCCCCGGCGGCTCCAACACCGCCTACGACGTCTACGTCGACGGCGTGCTCCGGGCCTTCGGCACCTACGCCCCCATCGGGAAGGCCGCCAAATCCATCCAGCCCGGCTGGTGGGCCTCCGGCGTCACCAACGGGACCGCGTCGAACGGCTACATCACCTACTGGGGGGCGAACGCCCCGTCCGCGGCCGACATGTACGCAGCCTTCCTGGGGCATCCCGGCGAGGCTGCCGGCACCCGGGTGCTGCGCGTGTGCGAGGAAGCGGGCGTCCCCGCGTCCATGGTCGGCGTCCCGTCCGAGCAGACCCCCATGGGCTTCCAGGCCCTGGAGACCATGCTCGACACGCTGAACACCGCGGCGAAGGCCGACATCGGCTACGTCCTCGAGCAGCGCGACGACCGGGCCCTGATCTACCGGGGACGGGCCACCCTGTACAACCAGGACCCCGTCATCACCCTCGACTTCACCGACGGGGTGATCAGCTCCCCGTTCCAGCCGACGGACGACGACAAGCTCACCCAGAACGACGTCACCGTCACCAGGGAAGGCGGCGCGACCCGATCCGCCGTCCTCGAAACCGGCGCCATGTCCGTACAGGACCCGCCCGACGGAGTGGGCCGGTACGACGTCGCGCACACCCTGTCCCTCGAAGACGACGACCAGCCCGCACAGCTCGCCAACTGGCTGCTGCACCTGGGCACCTACGACGGGCTGCGCTACACGAAGCTCACGCTCAACCTTGGCAACCCTCGCGTGTACGCGATGGTCAACGACATCCTCCGAGCGGACGTCGGCGACAAGATCCGCATCACCAACCTGCCCGCCGACTACGGGCCGGACGACGTGGACCTCCTCATCCGCGGCTACACCGAGACGATCGCCGCAGACGAGTGGACCATCACGTTCAACTGCGCCCCGGGCGGCCCGTGGTCTGTGGGTGAGGTCGACGGCGGAGAGCTCAGCCGGATCGACACGGGCGGCGCCACGCTGACGTCCGGCATCACCACGAGTGCCACCTCGATGTCGGTGACGACGGCGGCTGGCGGTCGACCGTGGACAACGAGCGCCGGGGACATGCCGTTCGACATCACCGTCGGCGGCGAGCGGATGACCGTCACCAACATCACCGGCGCCAGCAGCCCGCAGACGTTCACCGTGACCCGCTCGGTCAACGGGATCGTGAAAAGCCACCTGGCAGGGACGTCCGTCGAGCTGGCCAATCCTCTCTATGTCGCCCTGTAAGGAGTCCGCATGACGTACACACCGCCCCTTGCCGGACGGAGGATCACAGCCGCGATGCTCCGGGAGATGGTCGGCGAGTGGACTTCGTACCCGGTCGCCTGGACCGCGGGCGGCACCGCCCCCTCGATCGGCAACGGCACCCTGGCCGGCTACTACGTCGTCATCGGCGACACCGTCCACT